TTATACGCCGACCGCTTTGTAGTCCAACAGAGTGCCATCCTTGGCATAGGCCTCAAACTGGATGATGTAGTTCGTCCCCGGATCCGGTGTAAAGGATGCCCACTGGCCATCAAACTGGGTGAACCATTTCTGGGTAGTGCAGTTATAGACCTTCATCTTTAAGTCCACGTCTGCATTATTCGAAGAGCAGCCGATCAAGATGCTGCCGTCACTCCGGTAGGCAGCATATGTGCCATTGATCACCGTACCGGTACCGGCATCCGTGCCGATGGTCTTGGTGTCGATCAAATGTGCATTTTTCTGATCAAGATCATAAAGCTGGCACTGCACCAGGTATCCGGCACCGCTCTTGTCTTTCTTGAGCGAAATCCAGTTGCTGGCTGTCCAGGCCACCAGCGTTTCCCATACATTTTTAGAAACGTCATATAATAACCACTTAAAACGTCCCTTATTATTCGGCATTGAGAAGTTGAATCCAATATCTAATTGTTCGGACTGTTTGATAAATACTGGATCGCCAAGCCCCTGTCCTTGATAACGGAGTACACAGTCCCAAGGATAGTTATAATACGCCCGGATGTTCGTTTCGTTCCCCGTCTGATCGCCGGGGGTGCCACCAGTGGCCGTTCCTTTTTCATTGATGCTGGCCTGAACTAACTGACCGTTCCCAAGATGAACCGCCACGTGATGAGTGTGGTTTAACAAGATGTCGCCTTTTTTCATTCCGCTTCCTGTGGCACGGTTCACACTTCCAGTCATATCAACAAATCCAAGTTTTGTCAGCACAAAGTACATATTCCCAGTATAAGTGGCACCATTAGATTTGGCTGGGATATCGGCATATTCCAGCGCACTGATGACTGCACTGGAACAATCATAATCCCCTTTCTCGCCCCACCGATATTGCTGGTCATAACCGTGCAGCGGATTATTGGCCAGTTCTTTCATCCAATTACAATACATGTCAATCTTACTCATTATATCTTATATCTCCTTTCCATTGCGATATCGCAACAAAAAGAGCGCTAATCAGCGCCCCGATTAATTAGATTTTTTATATTTGGTTCGGTTCCACATCGCAGATACTTTTTCCCAGCCTCCTGTGGAGACAAGGTACACAATAAACGCCGCAATAAAGGATGCAAATACATAATACCAAGTAATTACAATATTAAAATACTGGCAGGCAATAATCACCGACACCGGACAAAGAATCAGCGCTGTGACTAATGCCACGGCGTTTGTCTGAATATTCTTAAGGGCTGGCATCTCTTTGATTACCTGGGTAATGGCGCTCACCAGGAAGGCCAGAACACCGATCGCGATCAGTGCATAAGTAATATACTGCATTAAGAGTTCCATATTCATAGTCATTCCTCCTATCTGATGCCAATCTGCATCAAAACAAATGTTAATATTGCTCCAATAACTGTAGTGAGCACATATCCGCTCACCTTCCGCCACATCTTCCCGTCCCGGCTTTCCAGCTCCTCCAGGCGTTCTCCCTGCCTGGCTTGCGTCTTAGCCATGCTTTCCACTGACACGGCCAGTTTCTCCACGCTGGCCGTCAGTTGCCCGATCTGCCGGACCGTCTCCTCCAGGTCTGTCAGCCTATGACTGATGCGCTTGTGCTCGTCCTCCATGCGGCGGGCAAATTCATCGTGTTCCTCCCTGCTGATTACATTTTCCATGTCAACCTCCTTTAATAATTTATGCAATAAAATAAGACCTGTTACGGTCTCGCTCTAATCTCCATTTTACCTCCCACACTTAGACAACAGCCCAGTTCTGCGTTACAGTACCATCTGAATTCTGTCTCAATCCGTATATTTTACAATCGTAGGAAAACGCAAACTTTGCATATCCGCCATTTGCATCAGACACCGGCAAAGTCAGCATCGTTCCGGCCCAGTCATTTGGGGCACCGTTAGATGTGTAATACCCAGGATATGGATATAAGCCAGGTGACCAGCAACCATAAATAAGATTTCCCGTTGTCTCCCGGAACTTAAGCGCCGATCCAGCATCCCCGGTTCCGCTGTTTAGGAGTTTGAGAGTGGTGTCCGTAATGCCGTTGATATCGACTTCGTCAGAATTTATATCAAGATGCGTAGACTCCTCATACCCCATCTCACCTGGCGCTCTGACTCCAATCCTTAAATTAGAGGCTCGAATATACGACTCTATGACTCCTGCGCTCTCCTGAAGCACTCCAAATCTCAGCTGCCCATTTAAGAGATCGATTACATTCTGCATAAAAGATGCGAGTACCTCGCTTGCATTGCGCATGCTTATACCGTTATCGTCTATAAGCACATTTTTCCCTGCCGGATTCCCCACCGTCACTGTGCTTGCGTACACTGGCTCGCTTGCTACTCTCCAGTAAGTGCCATCATAAGTAAAAATCACGGTCGCACCTGCCGCCCAGTACGCATAGCGGACACCCTGGGTGTAAATGGCCTTTGCCCCAGTACCCCCAACGTTAAGGGTCGGGCTGGCGGCATTGTTCGCATAAGTAAACCGAACGGCCACCGTTGCCCCGGCCTTCAGGGTCAGCTTGCCGGCCGCCAGTGTAGCCACTTTTGCCACGGTTGCTGATGCTGTGGAACTTGTTGCATACAGCATCTGGCCATCCGCCCCGTCATCTCCTTTGTCACCTTTAGCGCCTGTATCGCCCTTGTCTCCCTTAGGCCCCTGTGGTCCAGTATCTCCAGTATCGCCTTTGTCGCCCTTCGCCCCGGTCGCTCCAGTGTTTCCATACACGCCGATGATGTGTGGGGATGTAGTGGTGCTGGAACCATTGGTATACTTGACCACCTCATAATTCCACAGGTATTTCTTGCTGGTGGTGATTGTCTGAATACTGGTCGTCCATCCGGAAGTCGATGTGGTAACACCGCTGGATGCCGTCGTTGCCAGGTAATAGTTTGTAATACTGCTGATGCCGTTGCCAGTCGCTCCCGTATCACCCTTATCACCTTTGGCTCCAGTAGCACCTGTATCACCTGTGTCGCCCTTGTCTCCTTTCGCGCCGGTAGCCCCAGTATTTCCGTAAACGCCAATTACCCTTTTTGCGCTGTCACTGGTGGTATTATCGGTATATGTGATCCTCTCATAGTTCCAAAGGTACTTATTGGTCGTCGTCATAGTTGGCACAGAAGTGCTCCAGGATGTCGGAGCTGTGCTGTTGAAAGAAGATACCGCATAGTATTCTGTGACGGATTTGATCCCGACACCGGCAGCACCGGTATCTCCTTTATCCCCCTTCGGTCCAGTCGCTCCCGTGTCTCCCTTATCCCCTTTTTCCCCCTGTTCTCCTTGCGCTCCGGTATCACCCTTATCCCCTTTCGGGCCAGTTGCTCCGGTGTCCCCTTTAATACGCGTCCAGGAATATTTCGCAGGGTCTGTGCTGTCTGCCGCTGTATAGTCAGTATACTGGCCAATATACAGTTTGTTGGTGCTGTCGGTCGTGGAAAAACCGCTGGAACCATCTGCACTGTTGGCATAAGCAATATGCAGATATGGTGTCTTCCCATCTGCCCCAGCTTTCCCTGGCGTGCCCTGCGCCCCGTCCGCTCCTTTAATCTTACTCCAGGCGTAATCAGTAGGGTCTGTGCTGTCGATTGCCGCAAAATCCACATACATGCCGATGTAATCCCGGTTGCTGTCTGACACGGAGAAATCTGTCTGCCCATCTGCGCTGTTGGCATATGCGATATGGGTATAGCTGGTCTTTCCGTCCGCTCCGTCTTCTCCGTCTTTCCCGGCAGGACCTGGGATCCCCTGGTCTCCTTTCTCGCCCTGCAGTCCCTGCAATCCACGCTCTCCCTGGTCTCCCTTGTCGCCTTTGTCGCCCTTTTCTCCCTGGGGACCTTGCTCACCTTGTGGCCCCTGCTCTCCTTGCTGGCCCTGTGGTCCTTCCGGCCCTTGCTCACCGTCATCTACATTGCTGACCGTCACTTCGCACACGCCCCGCAGGATCCCATTGGAATCTCTCGCCTCGTAACTGTACACAGCCTTTCCGTTGATATCCGCTGCTTGAACCGTCAGGCTCTTGCCTGTCCCTGCAGATACACCGTCTTTCTTCCAGGAAATGGTCATGGTGTCCGTTAGGTCATTCCCGGCATCCATGACCGATGCGGTCAATGTCGTGCTGCCCGCCCCGTTCTTGAAGATGATGCCGTTGTCCGTGATAATGGAGCAGGTATAGGTACGGTTCGCGTCCACCATCTCCTGCATCTGATCCAGCAGATCCTGGTCGATCTGGCTCTGAAGCTCCCGGAAGTTGCTGAAGGTCGTTTTATTTTGTGTTGGGTCCGTAAAGCTTCGGATCTGCTCCGTAACCCTGGCGTTCAGGTACAGCGGTGGGTTATATGCTTCATCTACAATGTTCACCGTGTCCCCGATCGCTGTGCCAAAATACCCGTCCACCTCATAGCTGACCTGTGGCTCGGAGAGCTTCTTCAGCTCCGCCAGAGCCTGGCCATACAGCATCTCTACATTGTCTGTCTCATAGGACCAGAACCTCAGGATGTAGCCGTCTTCCTTTTTGGACAGATTGGAGGGGAACCGGTCCCTGGCCTGCTTTGCCCGGATCGCGCCATCGCCATAAACCGTGAAATACTCCACGTTGCCGTTACTGTCATATTCCTCCCGGACGATACTCGCAATGGTAAGCCCATCCTTTCCGGTCGGCTGGATCGCAGTATACAGGTCTGTGATATCTGATGTCTTTGTGATTCCGGTTACGTCCTTACCATACCGCAGTGTGATGTCTGTCCGTTCCCGGCCGATCCCTTGATCCGTATCCGAGTGCTCCCGGTACACGTTTGCCACCACCCGCTTCAGTAAATAATCGTCATTCAGTTCTGCTATGAACTCTATTTCGGCGCTAAACACATTTGCCAGGGAATACAGCCTGGCAAGAAGAGTCTCCGTGCCGGTCCATTCGTGCTTGATCGACTTATCAGACACCTCGTTCAGCCCCAGGACCGTGCTGCCTTCCGCATCAATGACCGCCCAATACTGTGCGAACGTCATGGCCTGCGCCGCGGAATACGCTTCTTTTTCCTCGTTCAAAAGCTCAAACAGGAGCCCGTAGCACTCTGCCCGGATCTCCTGCTCATCCTTTTCCACATGCACAATATTCAGATAATAATCCTTCTGCTGGCCGGCATCCCGGAAAGCGATCTTGTTGCCTTCCACGATATGCTGGCTGTCCTCATGCCCGGCGCTGCAGGTAAAATTATATGTATACGCGCTGCCCTGCAGGTACTCATGTAGCTCGTCATCATAATAATGTAATGCTAACGGCGCCGTATTGTCCATATATCCCAGCACCTGGTCTCCCGGGTCCAGGACTGCAATCCTTATTTCTTCCATTTATAGATATGCCTCCCTTATCTTTGCCTTTACCGTGGGCTTGGGATTTGAAAAATCCGAAAAAGAAAACTGGATCTTCGTTTCCCCAGGCGGGGCAAGGAAATATTTGCTCCCGGTGATCTCATCCCCGGTGATGTTCATGCCGTTCCGATATACTTTTGTAGCAGCACCATCAATCGTAATGACATCCCCTGCCGCATATCGGTTCGGGATATCCTTCCACTTATCCACAGCCATCTTCTGGAAGATCAGGTTCCGTAGATAGTTCCGGGTTACATACTGCCCCCACGGATGGATATCACGCCCGTAATACTGGGTAAATGCCACCTGGATCTTCGTACAGACCATATCTTTGATGGCCGGGTCAGACTTATATGAATAGATGCCGTCCCAGTAGAAACGTACTCTATCACCTTCTTTGGTTATGTCCTGGTTCCCCCGTGGCCCATTGAACGGGTTCTCATATTGATTTCCGGACGGTGTAAATAACTTAGACTCGATAACCTTCCCGTTCAGCCAGAACTCCAGGGCCGCCGTGTTCCCAGACATGTCTGACTTGTACAGGCTGTAGCCGCAGATCACCTTGTTATCTTCTGTCAGGAATGCAATGGACTGTTCCCCGGTCTGGCCAAGCAGTCCCGTTTGAAAATACCAGTTCAGGTAGCACCAAAAGTTTTTCGCCCCTGCCTCGCCTTCCGAGTCTTCCGGGACCGGGATTGTCCGCATGCCGCCGCACCACTTCCCTGCCTGCCCGGTTCCCATGCTGCCGATCACCAGGGCATCTTCCTCAGACATATAATCCAAGGTGCCGCCCATGTCATGATCCGGGTGCATGTAGTTGGTGCCGTGGTCATCCGCTGCGCTTACCAGGGTCTGGATCCCGTCTATCAGTGTTTCGTTCTGCTGGTAGCTTTCCCCGTCAGCCTCCTGCACTTTCCCTAGCTGTATGGCGCCGTACTCAGATACGATGCCGATGTAGCCATTCTCATGATTGTGGGTGATCTCATAACTAACTGGGACATTGACGGCTCCATCATTTTCAACTGTAACTTCCAGCACTCCATCATCATTAGCCTCAGCTTGGAAGCTTTTTTCAGTGGTCGCATATTTATACGGATCACAGCAGTAGAGCACAAATTCCCCGGTAACATTCAGCCGGCCTTCTTTCACATCCCCAATCTCACTCTTCGTGCCAATGAAGTATTTGTCCGGCTCATCTGCAAAGATCAACTTTGCTTCTTTCTGGTTCAGGATTTTGTTCAGCTCATTGAACTTCTCCCGGAAGTCTTCCGGGGAATCTGACAGCAGCTGATACCCTACCGTGATGCTCCGGGATACGATCCGGCTGTTCCGGTACTCGGAGCCGTCCATCTGCCCGATCTGAAGCTCCGTGATCTCCGCCTCCGTCAGCTCCCTGCCAAGGACATACAGGGTACGGTATCCCTCTATTTCGTTTTCAATATACGCCCCGTTGATCTGCAGGGCTTCTGCCGGGAGTTCACTGGATGATGCACTCCCGGTTGTAGTATCAACAAAGTTATACATGTCATTACCCCTTTTTGCCTTTGATCATGTTCTTGACCTTCTGCCTTTTGTTCTGCTCGGCTTCCGTATATGGTGCCGTCACCCGGGCCGTCTCTTTCCCGTCAATCTCCACCGGAACAATGATCGTATACCGTGCCGTCCTGGTGTAATTGTAGTCATCGTTCAGATCCTGGATACCTCCACCCCGAATATTCATACCAATATCCGTAACCGGAACCAGGGATGGAATACTTATCAAATCCATCGCCGCTGCTTTCGCATCCTTCACTTTTGACAAAATACCATTTACCCAGCCAATTCCCCAGAACTCTCCGAGATCTGTGGATACCTTTGATGGGCTTCCAATCTTAGCCTTGGCAACAATCGCCGCTTCTGCCGCGGATGCGAGAGCCGCAGCAGCGCTCCGTACTGCTCCCACCTGCGACCGGATACCATTAGCCAAGCCTACACCAATATAAACACCGCTGCTGTATGCGCCGCTCTGAGCGGATCTCATAGCGGATACAATGGCACTAGAAGCACTGCGCACAATAGATACCGACTGGTTCATTCCGCTTTGCAGTGCCTTTGAAAATCCGTTTCCTGCCTTCTGGCCTGCCTGCGTCAACTTTGACGTCAGAGAATTCCCTTCTGTGATAACGGACTGCGTGGTTGATTTCATAGAGGTCTGCGCCTGTCTGCCGCCGGCCGTCAATCCTCTTGCTAATCCCTGACCGGCATTCTGTCCGGACTGCGTCAATCCCGGAATAAGCATCCGCGACTGCGCTATGATCTGCGTAAAAGCAGAGATCATAGGACCGATATTAGGCGGTGTGATCGTAAAGTTTGCAAATGCCTCTTTAATAGCTGTTACACTGGAAACGGTTCCCAATGCCAGGCCGGACATCGTCTGGATGCCGGAATTAAACATGGTCAGACTTGATGCTGCTACCAAAAGAGATGCCACCAAAAGCTGCATTCCGGATGCTACTTCCGGAAGATTCGCACCACTGCTGGAGATTTCTCCTAGGCCAAGCGCTACTGCTCCAAGGGACTTTGCAATATCTCCCAGGGACAGCTCCGAAATCATAGTGATTCCTTGCGCCACTGACTTAAAACCGGTTCCAGCATTTTTTGCAGATGTCCCAATAGACTCAATCACACCTGCCACAGAATCCAGAACAGAGGAAAATCCTCCGCTGATCGCCTCAATCACAGTGGATACTCCGTCACATAACGTATTAAATCCATCGCAGATAGAATTGATCACATCCACGATGACTCCGCCGACCTGTTCAAATGTATTCCCCAGCTGTTCCACAAACGGAGTCAGGGCATTAATCAGATTGGCTGCCAGAGACATCCCCGCGCCGACCATTAAAATCGTGGCGCCAAAAACCAGCATAGCCGGAATCGCCGCAGTCAAGGAAGATCCGAATAGCGCAAATACCGCAACCAGTCCAGCAACTACAACTCCAAATGCCGCCATAGCTACTGCGCCTTCCCTTCCTGTACTGGCTACCGGAGCCATAGCAAGCGCCAATACGGACATGGATGCAGAAAATGCGATGATACCCGTCATATTCGTCTGCAAGCTTTTCCCCAGAAGAGCAAATACAGCCGCTAAGGCACTCACGACTGCTCCAAAGGCAATCAGCGGTGGAACTGCGGTCGCTCCAAGTTGTGCTAACGGTGTCAATGCTGCAGCAAGAAGAGCAACAGAAGCAATGATCAGAGCGATTCCTGCACTCTTCGCGAGAGAATTTAGACCGTCTGTCAAACTGGAAACGCTAAGTGATGTAGACTCGCTTGCATCGGCAAGGCCTCCCATGCCTTCCTTTACTGCGCCGAGTTTATTCGCCACGCCCAGTGCTGCCTTAAACATTAAAAATCCAATAGCCACGCCTACTATAAGCTGGCCTATCGTCTGAAGCGTCCCTGGATCCAAACTGCTGATAAAGTCACTTACTGCCGTCACGGCTTCAGAACCGCTTTTCACAATCATTCCCAAAGAACGTCCGATTACTTCAAATGCGCCCGAATCCTTAATACTGTCATAAACATGCGCCGCTGCATCACCAACACTGGATAACGCCTCGCCAAATGCTTTTACAGCTCCCGTATCTTTAAATGCCCCACCAATCTCTTTGGCAACATTCTTTATTTCACGGAAACCATCTATCAAAAAGCTAAAGTCCGCCGATTCAACCTTGCTGATCAATCCGCTGATGGCATGAACCGCCGTCCTTTGGAGTTCTTCAAATGCTGGTGACAGCTTCTGGGCTAACGTTTCCTGTAGTCCTGCCATTGCTTCGTCTGCAGTCTTATAAGTTGTGGCAAGCTGAGTAAATGCATCATTCGTCCCGACCTTTGCAATCGCATCAAAGAAATCTTCCGTTGCAATCTTGCCATCTTGGACATTTTTCACCATATCCTGAGTCGACATCCCCATTTCTTTCGCAACTGCAGCGATACCAGCAGGCGTCTGATCCATGATCAGCTTAAAATCTTCCCATGCCACTGTAGGTTTTGCAGCCATCTGGGTAGCCTGCTGAGATAACGTCTTCATCGCCTGTTTAGGTTCTATCGCAGCTGCCGCAAGCCCACCAAACCCTTTTACCAATGCAGTTGTATTTTGGGTTCCAACCGCCTCCAACTGACTGTAGGCCGATGCCATGTCTGATGCACTGTAAATGGTCTGCGTCGCGTAATCCTGCAGTTCTTTTTGCACACCCTTGATCTCGCCCGAGCTTTTCCCAAGCATGGACATATTACTGTCAAATGTCTTCCATGCTTTCTGGGACTGGTTCAATTCGCTTACCATGCTCCCAATCCCATCTGTGATCGAAGTAAATGCCTGCTGGCCTGTTGCCATCAGAACTCCAAATCCAAGCCCGCTTTTTATTTTGCTCCCGAGAGTATCACAGGCAGAGATGGCGCCCCTCATAGTCGAAGTAAATCCTCGGTCTGCTGCTGATAATATCGCTTTCACACTAAATGACTCTGCCATGCTCTCACTCTCCTTTCTGCAGAAGCTTACCTATTCCGGAAAACCGGCTGTCTGCCTTCTTTTTCTTCTTTGATTTCAGCTTTTTCAATTCCTTTTTATAGTCAAAAAACTGCCGGAACGTCCGGTATACCGGTCTGGTCTTTCCTTTGCCAGCCGGTTTTTCTGCCTGCGCCGCATAATTTAAAAAGGCCTGGCGGTGTTCATGCAGACTTTCGTCCAACATTCGCAACTCCAAGGCCTCTGCCATAATTTCATACTGAGCATTTGTCAGGTTATCCACCTGGTCAAAGGTCGTAAAGCCAAAGTATCGGAAACAATTCACAGCCATCTCCCGGTACTGTTCTTCAAAGGTTAGTTCTGGTTCTGTTCCGCTTTCGCTTCCTCGATTGCTTCCATCATCTTCGCCATCAATTTCTTGGTAGCATTTGCTTTCCCTAAAAAATCCAGCGTGTCCTCGAACAACGCATCAACATCCGTATCCGGATCATCGATATAGGAATCCAGAAGCGCTTTTGTCACTCTCGGTTTCTGCCCCTTATTCGCCACATCCAGAAGATCTACCAGCGCATCCGGTTCCCCGTCAATCACCCGGGCGATCATGTATCTTGCACCGATGTCCTTCTTTACATCTTTGATACCATCCACTGATGTAGATATCATCTTATTGGCATCCCGAAGAAATCCCATTCCAAAGTTAAACTGATACACCTGTCCGCTAATCGTTAATTCCATCATTTTTGTTTACCTCCATATAATTAAAATTTGTATAAAAAGAACACCCATCATCTGACAGGTGTTCTCATTACTGTTCTTTATTGCTTTTTCTTTATTCTAGCTCGTTCAGCACGTTTGCCGTGAATATATCCCAAAGTGAATATATCGCTTGCGGCACTCATGGTAAATGAATATGGTCTTGCTTCAAGTATCTGATTAATTTCCCGTCGCACCACATCATTGGCCCAAAATAGTGAAATGATATATTGCTTTCCCAATAACCTCATTGTGTCGTTTTTCTCGTAGGGACTCGGGGGGCATTTCTCTACCATTTACATCTTTCATCTCACGCCACCTCGCTTTCTCTGCAGATAACGTGATAGCATTTCTTTTGGCCGTCACACTGGGTATATTCAATATCCCTCGGATAATCGTTATCAGAATACCACTGTCGTACCATACCAATGACCTGCGGAGCGTATTTTCTTACCGGCCCTTGCCAGTTCCCTTTCTGTTCCCATGTCTCTGTATACAGGTTATCCGGCAAATCCAGTCTGCGGATAATCTCATTAACAGCTTTATCAGCAGGCTTTCCAGAACTCTGATAATATAATCCAACATGGCGAGCGATATGTACCGTGTCATAATACTGTTGATCTGCTTCAATCATAAGCGGAAGTTCAACTCCAGCTCTTTCATATAACGTTTTCGCCGTAAGAAGCTGAATTTTGCTGTCACATCCTGCCGCTTTAAGCATTGGTGTGAGAATCTTCACTGCGTTATTGACACTGGCAAGATGTTCATACTGAGGCTTGTCCTTCTGAGGTATTCCCTGTCGGATCGTATCTTCCATATCATGAAAGCGGTTGATGTACTTCGCTGTGAACTCCGTGCCTTTAACACCCGTGAGCTTGTGGGCGATAAATTCGCATCCTTTCTTTGTGACATTGTAGCAGGGACGAGTTTCTCCTTTTCCATCTATATACGTACTTTCTTTGAAGAAATCAACGAATCCAATTTTGGATTGGTTAAGCTCAACCGACGCAAGATTGCTCTCGTTAAATTGATCGAGATATCTGCGTATATCTCTCATCAAATCCGTATGTCTCTTTCCTACCATCTCCGCTACTTCGATACTGCTGATTGTCTGCTCAATCTGTTTCATTCTCTGTACCACCCTTCCCATCATTTTCTTTTTCGATTATACGCTTCGCAACATTAAGCTTAATCATATGCTCCTGCTCGGGGCATCCATTTGGGGAATCACTTCTTTTAATAAAACTACAAAAATCTTCATCTTCTACCGCTTTACATTCCCTAAGCCTGCTGTTAAGCCATTCTAGATACGAAAAGGTAATACCAAGTCCTTTGTACAATTCCGAACCATAAACAATTTTTTCTCCTGTGCTGGTTTCATACACTGAAATAGTTCCATTTTCAAGCACAATTTTTTGTTGCATAAGAAAAACTCCTTTCACTTTTTGTTCTTGAAAGAAGCTCCTATCTGCATTATAATATTTGCAGAAGGAAACTTCTAGCCGAATAGGAAATTCCAATCTTTGGTCGGGGCGGAATTTCCTATTTTTTTTGTAAAACCAAATGGATACCTTGTCTAATTGCCTCTGCCTTCGTAATTCCATGCTCTTTGCAATACTTCAACAATTTCTCATGTGTTTCATTATCAATTCTAACTTTAACATCATGATCCTTCCTACAATCCGTTGGTCTTCCTGTTCTGGGACTCATTTTATCACCTCACTTTTGAGTTCCATAAGTCTATTATAACTTATGAGTTCCAAAAGTCAAGTATCATTTTACACAGATTTTTCAACCCTCTCTCGTATAAGTTGCGGCGTGATTTCTTCCCAATAATTTATATAAACCAGTTTCACACCATTTTTCCTGCTTAACGCCTGCTTAATTTTGTCTCTCTCCACAGTTTTCTCATAACTTTCCGCCCCGCCGAAAAAATCAACCGGTTCAAAATGCTGTTTACCTTGATATTCTATAGCGACTTTAAGTTCGGAAATATACACATCATAAGACATTTGTCCGCCCTGTGGATTCCTCAGGAAAAACGGTCTATGTTGATAGATAACTTTAAATTGTTTATACAATTTTTTAGTCATATTATAAACCATTTCTTCTGATTTCCATTTATTTATAGGTCGTGTATATGTACTTCTTTCTTCACTTTCAAACCCGCCATTGTATGCGGATTCAAGAAGCTTGTCTGCGTAGCGCCATACATCATCCTTTTCTCTGAAATACTTTTCGAAATAAAAATATTTAAAATATTTCTCAAATCGGATTTGTCGCTTAACCCCTTTCCACGAATCAAACGCATCTTTCAAGTTCTGCCGTATCATACGAGTCTCTCCAAAACGAAAGCCCTTTTTTATAGATTCTGTACATCTATCGGCAACATATCTATGTGGAGTTTGAGTTGTGTAAGCCACGCCATAATGAATATTTCCCGATACATCTGGCATTTCTAAAACGATAAAATAATACTTTATCCCTTCCCATGCTTCATATCGTTCTCGTAATTTTAACTCTGGCAAAGTTTTCCCAATTTGCTCACATAAAGTCTCTTTTTCTGGGCACCAATAAATTCTCGTATAACCTCTAAATTTTTTATACTCAATATGAACTAAATACTGAATGCCAGTTATTTCTTCCATCTTTTTTACGAACTGAGTATGATTATATTTCCATCCCAAAGTATTATACGTTAATTCTTCAACATATACCCCAAAATTCACTTCGCCTTCTTGGAAAGTATCGTATTCAATTATTCCGCAATAAAGTGCCAAACTATCCTCTATTAATAAAACTTTTTCATAGTCATTTATTTGATATTCCTCAATCGAATAGCCTTCTAAATACTTCTCAAACTCCGCTAAGATGAATCGTGCCTCTTCTAGTGATGCGTAGCCCATTTTCTCCTCCTGATAATTTCTCATAACTACTATATCACTATGAATATTTTTCTCCAACCCCAAAGACAAGAGCCCCTACGCTCCTGTCTTTTCCGTATCGGCAAATGCATAAGCAGCCAGTTCCTGCTGTTCATCAGAAACGGTTGCATACCCGTCAGCTCCGGTTCCTTCAATGCCAAATGTAAGAGAAGCTTCTGCATGATCTTCTGCGCTTGATGTAAGTTCAAACTCAGTGACGTATCCCTGGAAATACTTTGCAGCAAATTTTCCTTCGTTTTCCGTCTCTCCAGGCTTATCCAGATTCACTTCCCAAACTTCAACCTTATCTGAGTTATCTACCGCCTTTTCAAGCTTCCCGATCATCGCATCGCTCTCGCTTGAAAAAATAGCTGTTGTGGTAATCTCAGACTCCAACGCTCCCGGCGTTCTGATCGGGCCGTCTTTTGTTTCAGTCGTATCAGCATCCCTGGATTTTGTCCGGCCATTTTCTGTCGTAAATGCAATTCCTGTCGCATCGGCCGTAGCTGCATCTGCCAAGATCCGGTACAGATAAATAATTCTACTTCCTCTAATTGCTCCCATCTTCATACCTCCTATGAAAATTTAAACTCCACTTCCAGCACACCGTGCAGAAGCGGAGTCTTTGTTGTCTTATCCGGAAGAATCCGCTGGTTGACATTCTGTATCATCCAGGCAAAATTCTCCGTATGTTCCAATTTGTAGCAGACCTTCTTGATATCCAGCATCATCTGGGACACCGTGCCACGCTGCTTTGGATTGTTGTGCCAGACATGGATCGTCTGATATACGTTTCCCATCACAGCGCTTTTAGTCTGGGTATCCGTCTGCTGGCTGTCTGCAAGAAAAACAAAAGGATACGGCGTGCCCTCCGGCGGGAGGAAGGTATCATACACGTCATATTCTAAATCTTTGAGTTTCAATAATAACTCTGTAAAGAGTTCCTGCTGTGGATCCACGCCATCACCTCGCCAATTTTTTCATATCCCTTCTGAATTTTTCCCCTTGCTTCACCCATGCATCACCCATGTAAAGCTGCGGTTCCTGAAATCTAGTCCCCCATTCTACATAGCCGGCATAATCGGCTGTTGCCTCAGATTCCGCTGTCATACCACCATCTGTAATATCAAGGACAATACTCCGCTTCAACGTTCCCGTATCAACAGGGGCATTTCTCTGCGCCTGTGCTTGCATCTGGGCTCCATTATGTTTTACAACCCTTTTTGCGGCCTCCATGTCCATATTCTTTTCAAGCTTCGCTGTTAATTTATTTATTCCAACCAGCTTAATTCCTGCCATCACTGCACCTCCGATACTACAAACACATGCTTCCTCCGAAGTTCCCGGGAATAATCCACGCTGTAGACCTTCTCTCCCACCCGGATCCGGTCAAAAGGCTCTGTGTAGTGGTTCTGGATCTGGATCGTAAGGCTCCCCTGCTTTGGACCGTCATAAACCAGCTTCAACATGACCGCTCCGGTATCCATAATAGAAGCGTACCGCTGGTTCTCCTCCACAGTATCCGCGCCATAATTTCCGGTTTTAGGGTCATACTCTCCAGAGGTGATCTTCTGGAAATATACTGGTGTATCATATCTCATATCCAGCGGATCCCTCCTTTTGAAACATCAATGTTCTTTGCATCCTTGTATGCCTGGATATCATCCATGTAAGCGTCAAAATCCGAGTTCAAGAAGCCCACGCTCTCTCCTTCTACCGTGTGGGACTGGAAACCTTCAGAGCCGATCCGGTTATACCGGACGATTGACACCTCCGTGATGATGTAATTCAAATCATCTTCCGGATCGATGCCACCCAGAAGAACCTTCAGTCTTGCCCTGGTGGTAGTGAGAATCCAGTTCAGCTTCTGATCCAGCTCCTCATCCTTTTGGCCGGACAGCCCCAGCATCCGTTTCAGATCTTCCAGCATAGTACCACCGCCTTTCTATTTCTTCACAGGCGTTTCCTCTTTTACCTCTTCGATCAGCGGAGTTTCCTGCTTATTGTCCTTTCCGGCCAGTTCCTTCAGACGGTCCTCAGATACCTTGAGTCCTTTGCGGGGGTATTCATCCCCCACATTGTACTCACGATAGACCACACCGCTTTTCGTCTTCGTCGCATCCTGCAGATCGTGAAAATGTTTGATCACTTTATACATGGCTTATCCCTCCTACTCAGAAGCTTTAGATGTTACCGTCTGCGAACCTGCCTTCAGAGCCAGGTATTCCGCATCACACTCTACAACGGTAATGGTCTTTCCCGTCTCTGCTGTGATGTCGCTGGCTCCGTCCCAGGCAGTCCAGTTCCGGACACTCTGCTTATAGCTGACATCCACCGCCGCATCAGCAATCTTATACTTATAAGAGTTTCCATCCCCCTTGCCTTCAGTGATCGTAATCTTTGTTGTGCCATCGGCAGTTCCAGCAACGGATGCCACTGTAAGAGTTCCAACACTAGTTTCGCCTGCTTCCAGTTTTACGAACGCCTCATCCTTCACGATCATGAAGGCAACATCCATCGTCACCCTAAGCGCAGCCAGTTCCTGCTCAAACAGGTTGACCGGTGTGCCATCTGCATTTTTCAGCGTGGACAGCTGGGCGGACTCATCGATTTTGTAGGACATTCCGAACGGGATACCATAATACATGTAGTCAAAATCACCTGCATACAGGTTTCCTCTTTCCAGTCCTTTCAGATCAGCAACCGGGAGACCGTCGATGGTATTTGCGCCTCTGTCATACAAGGACTCCACGATTACACCATTCTCGATCTTGTTCACATTCCGAAGAGTGCTACGGTTCTTCTTGGTGGAGATAAAGGCGTTTACATCGTAGTCCTCGTTATTCAAGATATCCTCCATTTCAAGGATATTGTCGTAAGAGATTCCACCGCTGACCAGGTTGCCGGCAGCCAGAGCAGATTCATCTACAGACTGCGGGAACGGATTTTCAATATTAAGGATCGCAGCTTCATCAAACTTCTTGTAAAACGCCTCTGCGATTTTCGGCTTCATCTGCTCGAAGAAGTCAGACATCTTATAGTGCAGGAACTCCCGAGAGCAGGGAATGATAACACCTAGCTTCTTTGCCACCATTGTCACCTGGAGCCACTGCGGTTTAGACGTCTTAATCTTCTCACCCTCACCTACCCAGTAAGCGCCAGGCCCTTTCGCAAAGTATTCAAACTTCTTTTCCTTGCTGTCCATCTCTTCGTACTTGGCCAGCTGCATCACCTTGCTACCGTCCATGACATCTTTTAGAATCAGTTTATTGTACTTCTCCGGGATGGTTCCATCCTTGTGTTCGTACATGGTCACATTGTCCGGATCATATGTCTGTCCGAACAGCTGCAAATTCATCTTTTTTAGCATCTTTTTGTTTACATTCATGTTCTTCATACCTCCATTTTATTTAATGATTCTTGCTTCTTTCGCCATCTCTCTGATGTTGAGGCCATTTTTCCCACTGGGGATATATCCTCCCTCTTTTGGAGTGCTCTGTCGAGCTTTACTCTTAACTACCTCATTTACGGCCGTATTAAACAGTTCCGCAAAAGAGTCAACTGCCTCTTTGGTTTCCTTGGCATCCTTGGATACCATAAAAGCCAAGAGTTCATCAGAAATATTGATACCTTTCTCTGAAAGCTGCTTCCTTGCCTCATCACGCATACCTGAAAGCGTCTTCTCATCCTCCAGCTCCTGGATACGCTTCTCCAGCTGCTGCTGTTTGTACTCAGCCTTCTCCTGAGCGTTCATCTTAGACAGTTTCTTGGCTTCATCATCCTCTTTCTGCCTGGTTTTCTCCCACTCAGCCTTCTTCCGCTTAATGAGATTGTTCACCTCTTCTACGGTGTACTTTTTCTCCGGCTCCGGATCACCGTCATCATCTCCACTATCATCTCCATCCGGATCCGATCCGCCTCCAGGATTTCCTCCCGGTTCAGGGTTTCCTCCATCGCCGCTTCCAGAGTCATCAGCAAATAACTGTAATTTTAAAAGATCTTTTAATTTCATGAGTTATAATACCTCCATTTTGTATTCCGTAGTTTAAGGACCCCACGCCTGTCCGCCGTAGCTTTGGACGGTTCCACGCCTGCCGTATCCGTAAGGTTTTCTGACATTCACGCCTGGTCATTCGATCCGGACATGATCCGGAAATTCATCGGCAATCGCACAGACGCCAATGAAAAAGGAATCTATCAGTAGCTTTCCTGCTTCCGACAGATCCCTATAATGTATATCGGCCCTTCCGGGCGATATCTCATATTCAATTTTGTCCTCGGTAAGATCACCAATAGACTTAATCAGCGTCTGTATCAGCGCCGTCACTCCTGCGCAGACGATATCTTTTCCGGCCTCTGCAAAGCCTGCATGGCCAGAGACCGTAATCCTGCCCTTCCGGACGCATACTGCAATCAA